ACCAAGAGGCATACCATCACTGAAACTCCCCTGACCGAATGGGTACACGAGGAAGACAGAGAAGGCTGCAGCAACTGGTGCAGAATAAGCGACACAAATCCACGGCCTCATTCCGAGCCGATAACTAAGTTCCCATTGGCGTCCCAAATATGCTGAGATACCGATGAGAAAGTGGAACACAATGAGTTGATATGGTCCTCCGTTATACAACCATTCGTCGAGGGTTGCAGCTTCCCAGATTGGGTAGAAGTGAAGACCGATTGCGTTAGATGACGGGACAATTGCCCCTGAGATAATGTTGTTTCCATAGAGTAGAGAGCCAGCTACGGGTTCACGTATACCATCTATGTCAACTGGTGGAGCAGCTATGAAAGCTATTATGAATGCTACTGTAGCAGTTAGTAGTGCAGGGATCATTAGCACACCAAACCACCCCACGTAGAGGCGGTTCTCAGTGCTCGTAACCCAGTCACATAAACTCTGCCAGTTGGTAGTTGGTTTTGTTAGTGTGGCTGTAGTCATTTATATAATTAGAATGTGTATTTAACGCCAGCTTTTAGATTGTAGACGTTATCTGCATCACCAGCAGTGATGCCAGCTAACTCACCATATAAGCCTAGCTTTTCAGTAGCTTTATGATTGAGTCCAACCTTACCAGAGATCTCAGTTTCAGTACCATTGATACCTTCAGTTGCGAGAACTGTGGGACCACCTTGAATGTAGTAGGAAGTCTTATCGCCTCCCTCATATCCAACGTGGAAGTCAATTGCTCTGCCGAAATAGTCAGAGCCTGTGTAACCCTGATTCAATTCAGTGTTAACATATACACCAGCAAAGGCTGGAGTAGAAAATAGTGTTGCTGTTGCAGCTAATAAAATTTTTTTCATTTAAAATATACCAGGTAGTATTTGACCAGTCGTGGCGTAGGCTCCAAGAGCTGCCACAATGCCAAGCATAGCCCAGCGTCCATTTTGGATTTCAGCGTTGTCGTTCATAGTGTATTCAATAGGAGCTTGAAGTGCGATTACTTCTGTGTCGTTCATTAAAATAATGAGTAAGTTAATGGGCGATGATGAAAGTTCAGGTCGCCACGATACACTATGCTCTTATTCTTCCCCCAACACTTAATAATAATTTTCTTATACTAGCTGGTTGATGTTTTAAACTTCCATCTCTACCACTACCACCTTTTCTAATACTATCCATATAAGTATCGAACTTATCAGTTGATGCATTAGCTTGTAGTCTAGAGTCACCTCTTTTAGGTTTGACACTAGGGTATTTTTTTGATGCCATTATACATTCACCTCGTTAACTGGTAGTTTAGCTTGAATTTTATTTTTACCTTTCTTCTTTTTTAAATTCTCTCTAACCTTCTTCATATACTCTAGATCATCTTCACTAGGTATATAAGGGTCATAAGGATGTGGCATAGTCTTAAAATTCTAAGTTATCAGACCGTTGTAACTTTTCAATTACATCCTGACGGTAAGCAGGGTCATTATTATATCTTCTATCACCCATAGCAGCTACTAATTCTGCTTGACTTCTAAAGACATCGTTGTTTGTTTTAGGTGCTTTGCCTGTGTACATTTGTCCTTCGTATCCGTTTGAGTTTTGGTATTCAGATCTTAATCCAGCTACTGCTAACTTGATAGCATCAACACTACCTGAATTAACTATGTCATCAAAGGCTTCGATGTAAGACTTATCTAAATTCTGACCAGCCCATTGAACCATCTTATCATAGCTATCTTCTCCACCAGCAAAGTCTTTGATGTCACTAATAGCTTTATCAGTAAGATCAGCTGCTTCATTCTGTTGATTTAGATCACCTTGAACTTGCATGTAAGCTTCCACTAAATCTTTGCTACTCATAGCAGAGAACTTCTCTATAGTTTCAGGTGTTAATTCTCCTTTCTCAGAGAATTCATCTGAAGCTGAAGTGATTAACTCAGCTGCTTCAGATAATTGTGGAGCTTCTTCCTCTTCTGTTGCTTCTTCTTGTGGCTCCACTTCTGCGTTATCTTGGGTGTCCCCAACTTCTCCGCTATCTTTATTGCCTTCTTCTCCAAGTTTCTTTTGAAGTTCAACATAGGCTTTCTCTAATTCTTGTGCATCTTTATACTTACCAGCGAGTAGTTCATCTTGACTTTGTTCAAGAGCTTCTCCTACTTCAAGAGACTTCTGTTCTGCTGGAGTTAGTGCATCTCCTTCTGTTACTGTATCAGTACCAGCATCATATGTTAATGTTTCTGCCATTTATTATTCAGGTGGTTGCATTGATTCTGTTAAGTTATCTATCCTTGCTTTAGCATCAGGATCTTTAGACTGATCCATCATTGGAGTACTTGCTAATTGACCTGCTTGTTCTACTAAAGCTTGCTGTTGCTGTGCTTGCTGCTGTTGAGCTGCTTCTTGCTGTAGCTGTTCTTCAGTCTTCACAAGATTTAATACATCAATACCTTGAGATGCAGCTAATCGCTTGATAGCTTCACCTGGATTTACGTATTGGAGTATAGCTTCTGGACCTAATGTCTGAGCTATAGTACCCATGAATTGTGTTAAAGCCTGAGCATCCATACCTCGACCTAACTGATTAACACCAGCTACGATCCTTGGTCTAACAAAGTCTTTAGGTAACTTAGGTATTTCATTTGATCTCTGGAGTACTAGCAACGTCCGGTTTAAATATGGTATGAGAAATTCTACAGTCAGTAAGCTGAAGAGTCCACCGAGGCTTTGTTCTAACTCAAGTTGAGTCATCCTCACTTCTTCTGCTGTAGTACGTTCGGAATCTCTGACATTTAATATCAGAAATCCTTCAGAGATTCTTTTCTCTAACCCTTGTACTATCTGTGAAGCTGTGGCGAAGTCAGCAGTCTTACCTACTTGTACTACTCCTACATCTTCTGGTCTACCTTGTACGATAGCACCGTTACCAGCTTTAGATAATGTCTGTGGTTTAGTTGTTGCACTAGGAGATACTAGAAAAATTACTTTACTAGCTACTGCTGATCCTTCAACGAGTGCCTGTGACAGTCCGTTAAGTGATCTTAGATCTCCTATGAATTCTTCTACTCTACCACGACCGTAGTCTTCTCCATCAACTGTATTAAATCGAAGAACTAACCAAGGACTAGCATTCTTTGGTGCTGAGCTACGGCTATCAGGGATGATCATGTCATCTACTTCTTGATGCCAAACCCAACGACCACTACTAGGGTCTTGCTTAACGCATGTGTATACTTCTGCGTCGTCTTCATCTGAACCTGTTTTTGATTGAACATTAGGATCGTTCGGGTACGCAGGGGTAGGTTCAATTCCTAGTACCTTTCTACTTATTAATTCTTTAGTTATTATTTCAATAACATTACCATTACCATCTCTGTTTACAACATATCTTTGAAGAGGAAAGTGTTTAAGTCCATCCTTACCCATAAAGATAAGAGCATTACCTGATACAATCAGATGTTTTAATGCTTGGTGAACTATAACTCTATCATTCTGAGCTGCAATGTAATCTAGAATCATCCTTTCTATTTTAGCAAAGGATAAATCTAATTCACTTCTCATCTCTGGTTCAATCTCTTCTCCAATCTTATCATCTCTAACTTGCAATTTAAAGAAGCTTGTCTGTGGTGGTAGTAAAGCTAGCATTAATTTAGCTGCTAATGTAACTACTGCTTTAGCTCCTACTGACTGCCAAGGTTGTAGTAAACTTTTCTTACCACCTCGCTGTCTTAAATCTTGTTGTACTAGATATGGTAAGGTAAGTTCTGAACACTCAACTGCTGTATCTAGAAACTGTGTTCTACCTTTTGATAGTTGGGTGTATCTTTCACTTGCCTTATACATTTAATCCTCCAGTCTTAGCTCCGGCTGTATTCCCAGCGTTTAATGGAATCTTTAATGCTGATGCACCAGTTTTTTTAGCTGCTGCTGGTCCCGCTTTCTTCTTTGTTGAACCATAGGACACATCAGCTGTAGTATCATCATCTACTAAATCTTTCTTTGTAGGTAAGTTAGTATCTGTCTCTTGTCTTGGTGTTATAGGTGGAGGGGGTGTTGTGGCACTCATCTTCGGCCTTTTTCCGAAACACATTATGTTTCCTCTAATAATTTTTTTATGTAATGTACTACACTGGTTTGACCAGCTTTATACATGATGGATGGAAGTTCTTCTTTAGGGTGAATAGGTTGGTCGGGAAATTTACTTTCAAGATCCTCAACTAACTTCTCTAACTTCTCTGAATGGAAGTTAAGCGTATTGGGGTAAGTTTGTGTTGGCATGTTCAAAAAAGGCAGGCATTCTGGCTGCTTTGGTGTCAGAAAGTTGAGGTGCTTTGCCCTCATACATTAATCGATCACTTGAATCCAGCCAAAAATTTTTGTCCAAATATTTATCGGTAGTATTTATACCTAGTGGTTGAAAGATCCAATTGATAGTGGCCTTCCTAAGTTTATCCAAAGAAGGAGAAGGGCGTAGCCCCATATCATGACAAACAAGAGAATTACATCCGACGTGGATCTGTTCGTCTCGGCTGATGTCTGCTGATACTGTGCGTAGACCAGCATCACCAGTAAACCTAAAGAAAGGGAGTAAAACGAAGAAGATTGCACGTTCAGCTACCAAAGCTTTTAATATAGTGTGGTCAGGGTGAGCTTCCCAGGCATCACGTAACCTGAGAGCTTCTGCTTCTGCTTTCTCATCAACGCCTATAGCGTTCGTGATATAAGTGAGTGCGAGATCATGTTTGATCTCATCTTTTACATTAGACTCTAGCAGTATTCGTGCAGAGTCGGGAACATCTTTCTCAAGTGCCTCTGTAATAAACTCGCCAACTGGAAGCTCCATATGCCGTATTGCAAGAGCACGGAAGATGGTTTCTTCAGCTCCCTCCTTAAGCTTACCAGCTGTGGTCTGGACTGGTGTCCAAGTTCTCTTTCTATTGAGTAATTTTTCATATGGGTTTTTCATTCTTGACAATCGCATGTTATAGGGTTTTCTTGTAAAATACCCTGCAAGTAATCTTGGACATCATCTTCGTCTAACGCTGCATATGCACTTGACTTATCCTGTGTGTCTCCCATTACCTGAAGGCTGTAATATAAGGAGGTTTGAGGCGATGCCAACCACTCTTCCACGAATTGCTCATCGTATTCTATAACGTCACTCCAAGAGTTAAAGCTATAGCCATGAAGAAGTCCTGTTTTCTCGTACATTATCATTATCTGATCTGCTACTCTTTTGTAAGCTTCCCAGCCTACTTCGCTTGCTATTTCTACTTGTCCATATTCATAGGTTTGCACTCCGAATGTCCCACTATCTCTGTCCACTGTTCGAGAGATTGGTGGTGCAATTTCTGGGGTACTCGTAAAGCCATCCAAAGTCTTGCTTCTGTAACTACATGAGGCTGTCGGAGCAATGCAAAATGCTCTAGCCATATTATTAGCCCTAGCCACTTCAGCGGCAGCTTCAATAC